CGAGCCCCTCCGCTCCCGCCAGTCTTCGTTCGCAGTGAACACCGTCGCCGGAATTGTTAAATCCGGTTTCGGGTTGATTTGCCTATAAAAGGCTTGAAACGCCTTTATTGGCAATGGCTTTCAGAATTGCCGCGCGGCGGATTTAACAATTACCATAAACCGCGACGGCCGCTATTTGTGAAAAACGATGTCAGCGAAGGATTGCCAATGTTTGCAATGGGCCGGTGAGTTATGACATTTCAGACCCGATTTTTAACAATTACAAAATGGGGGTGTGAACTGTGAACCGGTTTTTGGCTGTTTTGGGCGGTCACGCAGCGATCCTGGAACGGCCTGGCAAGACCGATGCAGCCCGGTTGCAACGCCGGTAAAGACCGGCTGAAAGACTCAAAAAATGGATCACCGGCACAGCGGCGACTACTTCCGATGCCGCCCCGCCGTCAGTTTCCAAACGGCTGACTCAAAAGTTAGCGGTTGCGCCGGTGAAATTAGAGCAATTCTTCCGTGGAGATTGTTTGAATGAGGGAACCAGCTTATTTTTTTGCAGTCGAAAGACGTTCACGCCGTTCCAATTCCCGTAAAATGAACTGAATTCCACGTCGCATCACTCTTTGGTTTTGCTCTGATTGAGCCTTCATTCCAGCCGTCAATGCCTCAATCAGCCCGTAAAGCATCCTATCGGGAAAGAACATAAAAAACGGAATTTCCTGATCCGTTAATGGCTTTTCAGGCAACACAACATGGCTCTGACTGCTTACCGCCTTTTTCCCAGTGAGCAATTCCTCAATTGAGACGCCAAGTTTTGACGCAATCGTGAGTAGAACCTCGCCATCGGGTATTTGGCCTCGTTCATAACGGGAGTATGATTGCTGGCTTGGAATTTGAAGAAAATTAGCGAATTCAGCCTGTGATTTCTCACCTCTGGCGCGGCGCAAAGCAGACGCAAACTTTTTTTCAAGTTCACTCATTTTTATGTTGCCATTTACCCATCTTTGAGTAGATTGAATTTCATGTTGCGGCAACCGATTGCAAAAAGCGAGCCGAAACCGCCCCCAAAATATCCCGGCATTGTTGCAGCGGCGCGGGAACTGAAAGTTGACCGTACTCACCTTTGGCGCTGCTTAACCAGCGAACGTAGCAGCCCAAAATTGTTACAACGCTTCGCCGAACTCCCAAAACAACAGCACCCCCAGAATTCTGCCGGAGGCGACAGCGTATGAGCGCGCCCATGTTCAAGGTGGATGTTGCGCCCGGCATCCTCGAACGGTTGGTGACGATGATGACCAATCCGAAAATGGTTGCAGAATTGAAGAGCGTCATGAATCTTCAGAATGAATACACGGTCACCCATATCATGGACCGGTATCTGAGTTTTCTCCCCAGTGATCCACCCACCTTGGATGGGCTGCGCAGCATCACATCCCGGCTGCGCGGGGCCATGAATGTAGTCCCGGCCGAGGTCACTCCCGGTGGCGGAGTGGCCGGAGGCGTGAGCAACAACGTGAAATACATGCGGATTCACGAACTGGGCGGCCAGATCCCCCCGCATGACATTGTGGCGCGCAACGCCAAGGCGCTTCGTTTCAAGGGCGCCGGCGGCAATTATTATTTTGCAAAATTAATTCATCACCCAGGCTCAAACATGCCCGCACGCGCTCCCATGCAGCGCGGCATCATAGATCGACTGGAAGCTTACAAGGCGGCATTTGAAGAAGCCATTCCTCGAATTTTGAACCAGTAAACCACCAACAAAACTAGCGAAAATGAAAACGAAAAATGCCCCAAATATAGCGCGGAAAATCAACGCCAAACCCATTGTGTCGTTCACTCGCCGCGAAGTCATACAAGAGCTGCGCGACCAGATTGAGATGTTCAAAATATCCCACCAGGTGGACGGAAAAATCGAAGACGAAAAAGCCATCCGATCAATCCGAATCCTGAAACAGGTCATCCAATGCCTGAAGAGGCAACGCACCGCGAGGGGTGAAAAGTAAGCCAGAACGCGCCTGTTTGTTAAAATCAACCATCGCGATCAACACATTAAAACATTCCCGAAAAAAACAGTGAAACCCGTACGGCTATCCAGGGGCAAAAAACCTGTTGAAATCGGCCAGCCTAATTTTGGAGCGGCGGCAGAACTGGAAATAGCCGTCGCGCAAAGCCAGGCCCTCACCAAATTGTTATTGGACAGGGCAATTGAGGATCCATGCTACGAAGAAGGCTCAAAAACAAAGGAATATTTTGATTTTGGACTTCAGAATTTAGCTTCAACAACCAGAGATCGGTTGCTCAAAGCCGAAGAAAAAGTCACGGAATTAGTGATTTATTTGAGCCGAGCCACACCTCAAAAATGAACACCAAACCCCCAATTTGCCGCAGTTCAACCGCCGCGCTGGTGTTTTGGCGCGAGCAGGTTGCAACACACCCGAATCTCAACCCGGCTGCGGAAAACTTCTGGGTGCTTACATTAGAATGGGATGGTGAGCGTCGGTTGACCGGCGCTCACCTTGTTTCTTCGCGGGCATTCGGCAACTCGCAAAATTTTGCGGACGAACTGTTTGCGTCGGCCTTTTTGCGCGGCGTTCCGGAATTCCTCCTGGTGCATCATCGTCCAGGTACAAACCCGGAGCCGATGCCGGCGGACATTGATCGCGCCCGGGCGATTGTTGCTGCCGGCCGAACCAAGAAGATCGAAATGCTTGATTGCCTGCTGGTCGGCAATTCGAGTGATGCGCATCCATCAGGCACATTCTCTTTTCGTCGGCTTCCGAAAGCACTCCGGGCTGATTTATTTAAATGAGCGATCCAGTCAAGATAATAGTCACAACCGAGACAAGGCAGGCCGGTGCGGCGCTGGCCGCTCTCGGCGCGACTGGTGCCGCATCCTTGCGCCAGGTCCGTGAGGCGGCACTTCTCACGCACGAGGGCCTGCGCGGATTGGAAGGCACCGCTTTACTCCTGGGCGGCACACGGTTTCCGGAATTGACCACGGGCATTATGACAGCCGTAGCGGGGATGCGAGCGCTCCGGACGGCATCAATGTTGAGTAAAATCCCCATGGCTGAAATGGTGCCTGTGATCGGCGGAATAGCTGCCGCAGTGGGTTTGGGATTTTTAGCCTGGCGCGAATGGGGAAATGAGACAGCCAAAGCCACTGAACGCGCCAAGGAAATGGCCGATGCGCTGGAAAAAATCCCCGGAGTTCTCGACAAGATTTCGGCGGCTCAAAAAGCTGGCAGATTGACCGACGACGAAGCTGGATCATTGCAGAATATTTTAGCCGGCCGGCGCCAGATGTATCGCAAAGCCGGCAGCTATGATCCCGCAAGCGGCCATTGGGATTTGACGGAACTGGAGCGCAGTCAGATAACCACTGGGCGGATGCGCGGCAACTACCGGCAAAATGAGCCCGCCGATTCCTCCGACCTCGTTAATTACGCGCAGCAAGTCCTCAAATCCAAAGGGGCAATGATGGCAAATGGGAAAGATGACCCGACAATTGAGGGGGAAAATAAGCTCAAAGAACTGATGCGCAGCGTGAGCGAGGAAGCATTGTCTGGCTACGCTAAAGAGCGCGCTGCCGCCGATGACAAATATGAAAAAGACCTGGCAGAGCTGAAGACTTATGCCAACAACGCCAAGTTGTCTGCGCAGGAAATTGCCGAAAAGAAGGGGCAGATTGACCAGGCTTACGCGACTAAAAAGCAGCAGATCACCGACAAGGAAAACGCCGACCTTCAAAAAAATTACGATGCGTATCTCCAGGAAGAGGCGTCCACCGAAAAACAGATCACCGAGGAACTAGCCAAACAGGCCCAGCTCAAGCAGGAAATCATGCGCGCCCATGTTGAGGCGCAACTGAAATCCATCGAAGGAAACCCATTTTTATCTGCCCAGGAAAAAGCTTCAAAGTCTGTGCCTTTCGATCAAGAGATGATTTCGCAAAACAACACCCGGCTTACCCAACTTCAAGGCATAGCCGGCAGCACCACGGATGCGATCGCCAGCCTGGAAGCTCAGAAACAGATTACAGAGTTGATAGCACAACAGGCTGAACTTCAAAACAAACTGCTCAAGGACCAGGCCACCGGCACTTTCTGGGGCACCTACAAAATGAATCTGGCGCAGCTTAAAACGCAGTGGGGCTCACTGTCCACCAATCTGGCGAATGGGGCTTTTCAGTTGATTCAGCAGGGCGTTTCGGGAATGGCCAATGCCCTTACCTCGCTCATCATGGGGACAAAGACGGCTGGCCAGGCATTTGCCGAGTTCGGCCTTTCGCTTCTGACATCATTCATCGAGATGATTTTGGAAATGATTCTGTACGCCGAGGTGGCCATCCCGATCCTTACCTCGCTGGGGGTGCTCTCCGGTGGGACAACCGCTGCCACCGGATCGGCTGTAACCATTGCAGCCGTGGGCGCCGCAATGTCTGTCGCTGCTTTTGCTGAAGGTGGCCGTCCTGCAATCGGGGAATTTGCGTTAGTTGGTGAACGTGGCCCGGAACTGTTCGTCCCCGATAGCGCCGGCACGATCTATTCCGCCGAACAGACCGGCACCATGATGGCCCGCCCTCGTTATAGTGATGCTGGTGGATCGCCGAGTGCAGGCGGCAGTAGTAAGCCAAACACGCAAGTTTTGTTCTTCATGGATCGGCAAGAACTTCTGAACCATTTGAAGAGCACCGATGCCAAAGAGGTTATTTTGGCTCACGTTGCCAACAACAAAATGAGAGTGGGGATTAACACATGACCGGAAAACTTTTCCAGGTAAAATTTGAAGTTCGCCCAAGCTATGAGCATCCGCGCTACCATCACGTTGATCTAAAATTGAGCATCCTAATAATATGGCTTCACGGAAAAGATGGCTATGATGCTGAAAATCGCGCTTTTGAAATACTGAAGTTACTTCCCTACGAACTTGTTGGGGCTGATTCCAAAACGTGCATCTCGGACGAAAACACCGAAGACACAGATTGGAAAAAGTACGCAGCAAATGAAGCTAGAACCCTTGGATTCGCTTTATGTTGGATGATTTTGGAGGCTGGAAAATTGGAAGGCTGAACCATGCTCACACCGAAACCAATTCATTCACAGGATGGCCAGCCCCAGTATTTCCCCGCCAGCGCAATTGCCGCTGCCATCGGTGGAAGTGCCAAAACGATTCACCGCCGGGCGAAACGTGAAGGCTGGCCGAAATCTGAACGGGGCCAGCGCGTTGAGTACATTGTACCGCGCAAGTTTCGAAAGGCGTGCCGGGATATAATCGCCAAACCTTCAATTTTGCGTCAGGCGAGGACCCAGCGCGAACTGTCCCGCGCCGTCGCCGTGCTCGGATTTTGCCTGGAGTTCCAACGCAGTCCCGGAAAGGGGATAGAGCACGCATTAACCGCGACGGTGAAGAATTTTCAGCACTTGTTGCGGTTTTCAACGCGAGCTTTGCGCCAGTGGATTTACGCCGTGGAGCGCGGGGGACTGACCGCGCTGGTAGAGCACAAGATTGGACGTGTAGGCCGGAAATCAGCGCGCCTGGACAGGATTTTAAAATGAGCGCATCCAGAATTCCGAATGACGATGCAGACGCCCCGTTGCGGGCGCCAGTGCCGTTCGCGGCGGCGAAAGACAACTATTCTGGCGAGTGGAATGACATCATCGCCAAGCTAGGTTTTGTTGCGGTCATCCTCCAGATGGCACGCTGTCAGCCAGTCTTTGAGCGCGGGGACTTTTGCGAATCGTTGGGCGAGGAAATGCAACGTGAGGGCTTGGGCCATTTTGATTCAAGCCAGTTTGAGCCGCACATCCGGCATTTCTTCTACACCAATGCCCTGGAACAGGAGCGGGCATTTGAATTTCTAAAATCGGGATTGGAACGCCGTGGCCTGCTGGACTATGCAGCCATCTGGCACTTCGATGCGACGGATAAAATCTGGCGCAATTGCCATCCCGGCGGCCTGAAATCATGAAAACACTTTATCGCGACAAGCAAAAACGGAATCCAAAAACAACGGCCGCATTGCCGGTTTTGGAATCAACGCAATGCACTTGCCGCGATTTTGCAACGATACAACGGACTGCCTGGCCAGTGCGCGATCCAGGGCCGGCAGTCACACGGATCGCAATTGTTGCGCAGCGCAAACCGTCGCCGCCCGTGCGGGCGGGACACAATCAACCGTTCGCCGGCGCAGCGAGCATCTTTGAAAGATTAAAAATGAAAAAATATCTGAAACGATTCCGGCACCTGACCGCATTGCTGGCCATCGTGATGTTGGCGGTCATTGGACTTTATCTCGGCATGTTGAGCGCTGGGTCTGCGTTGCTCATCGTTGGGCTGTGGCAGCTCTCGCAATTTGCCATTAGCCGCCGATCCCTGGCGACCTTTTACATCGCGGGTGTCACGGTGGAACAGGTTGAGGAACTGACCGCCATTATCCGCGAACTCGGGATTGAACATAAAAAGCTGAAGGGAATTCCGGAAAGAATGCAGACGCTTGAAGCGATCAACGACGATCTGCGTAACGAGGTTCGCAAACTTCGCAAGGCCGGCCTTGGCGGCTCCGGAACCGGCGTTCGCTGGATTGGGGGTGTGCCATTCGTCACTGATGACTGCGCATCCGCGCTCACGGCCACTTTCGTTATCGGTTGCTCACGGCTCCAAGGCGCTTTGGAAACCATCGTGCCGGATGAAGAATCCAGGAAACGAATTCTCGCCTACGCCAAAGGCATGGTCGGCATTCAGCAACGGGCGGGCGGAGTGGAAGGCACCGCAGATGTACCGCTCCCCGTGGTCTATATGCCCCAGATTGTTGAACTGGTTTTCGCTTATGGGGCTGCTCGCAAGTACGCCACACTGTTCCCGCTCGGCGCCGGCACAGTGAAACTTCCGCGACTTCAGGCCGGGGAAGATAACTTTGGTTATATCGGGGCTGGGACCGCCGGCATGTCTCAAGCCGTGCCGCAAAAGGAAGTGCAGGCTGCATTGGTGACGTTCACCGCGAACAAGGCAGGCGGCATGATCCGCATTCCGTCCGAAATCGAGGAAGATACATTCGTCCAGCTCGGTCAATTCCTAGCGCGATACGTTGCCCGCCAGTTTGCCAAGCTGGAGGATTCCACCCTGTTCATCGGGGATGGCTCGCCCACTTACGCGAACATCACGGGCGTTGGTCCCTACTGCGCGGCCAATGTGGCGTATCTACAGCAACTCGCTGCGGGCAAAACCAAACCCACGGATGCGACCATTAACGACTTCCGGGCAATGCGCGGCAAAGTCAATCCGGCCGTGTTGTTCAACATGGCTGCCAACGGCCGGACGGCGGCGGCATATTACATGAGCCCGTCGATGGAAGCCTTGCTGGTCACGTTTAACACCATCGGCCAACCGCTCATTTACCGGCCCCAACAAGGTGACCAGCCGGCCACCCTGGACGGATTCCCTATCCACTGGATCGGCGTGACCCAGCCCTATTCGACCATTGCCGCGCCCGGCACGTTCCTGGCGTTCTTTGGTGACCTGACCTTCTGGTATCTCGGCGAACGCGGCACTCCGCGTATCGAAGTCAGCCGCGAAGTGTATTTCGCCACCGACGAACTGGCGATGCGCGCCCTGGAACGCATCGACGTGGAAGCCATGGCGGTTGACGCTATGACCGCGTTGCAGACCGCAGCGGCATAAACCATTGATGGCCGGGCCGGGGATTGAGTGATCCCCGGCCCATCATCGAAAATTAAACTAAAGACTGAAAATGAAAAATATTTTGACAGTTCTAGCGGTTGTCCTGGCTGGCGTCGTCGCAGCGTTCGCCACCTTGCCGACCTTTAAAACGCTCACGGCCACCAGCGGCACCATTGCGGCGCCGGCCACCGTGACTTTTCCGGCCGACCCTAATTCCCAAATCCGGGTCATCCTGGCCAGTTACACCACCAGGACCAACAATAGCACGCTCTCCTTCCAGAGCGGCGAGGCGGCGTTCTACCAGACCATCACCAACGCCACCACATCGTCCATCACCAACTTCATTGATCACACCAATGGGTTGCTGGCAACGCGGACGATGGTGCTCACGCATGCGGGAACGCTCTATACCAACCAGCTCGTGAGCTACGGAAATTATTCCGGTACCAACAGCGTCACGGGAGTCGTCACCAACGCCT